ACAAAATATTCCAGTATATATTGTATTTTAATTTAATAATATTATATACTGACATAGGTAATAAATCTTAATTCTTTTGATTCATTATATTAATATTAATAAATAATTTAGGAATAATTTTATTATAAAATAAAATATTGAAATTTTAAATAATTGTAATAAAAGAAAAGTATTAAAAAATTCTGAATTAGATAAAATTAAAAGATTTATATTATTAAGATCTGATAATGGTATTTAGTATGTTAAAAATATAGATTATTATAAACAATATATGTAATAAATAATGTTTTAAATTCTGAAAATATAAAAGATAAATATAAAAATACTTGATATAATATTAAATACTATTGATAATTGTAAGAAACTTGTAAAATATTCAAGTGAGTGATTAATTTGTAAATATGTAATTATATGAAATTATGTAAATATATGTTTATAAACTTATTATATAATGCAAATATAAATGAATATTTATAAAGAAATAGAAAAAAATTATTTTATAATATTTATAATATTATTTTTTTTATATTGGATTTTAGTAATTAATAAAGACTATAATGGTTTTTTCTTTATTATAATAATCTTAACAATGTTATTAATTTTTTATATAAAAAATTATAAGAAAAATGAAGAAAAAAATTCAAATATATTATCATTTATAGATGAAAAAGATAAACAAGTTAGTAATCAATATGAATTACCTGAAAATATAATATTTGAAATATATAAAACACCAAAAAAAATAATATATATAAGAAAAAATGAAGAAGTTAAAAAAATTTTATATGATTTAAAATTTTTAGAAATATATGATAAATCATTATATGAACAAATATTTTCATATTTTGAATATTTTTTGAAAATACATTACAATGTATTAATTGGTAAATATGATATTAATCTTTTTTTTCCTATATTACAAGATATAAGAACTGAAATTTTAAATAAAATGAAAACAATATATTTTAATACTCCTAATATATCAACAATAATAGAATTAGATGAAAATCCAAATATTGATATTTTTATAGAAAAACAAATAGCAAAAGTCCAAGCATTTACATATAAATATATGAAAATTTTATATAATAAATATAATAAATTTCATTTATCATATCAAGCACCATTTGAATTTGATAGTATGAAAGATACTATGTATTTTATGTTTTAATATAAAACAGGAAATACTTTATATTTAAATTTGCGTTTATGAAATTTTACAAATAAATTATCTATATCCAAAGCATATTTAATAATGAAAATAAATTTGAATGGATATATATTAGAAAATGAAAAATTCTTATTAAATTTATTTGAAAATAATCAAATTAAATGCACTGATTATGAAAAATATATATTATCAAATGATAATAAGTTACATAATTTATATCCACAATTATTTGAATTATGTGATGAATTTGATGTTAATATATATCCATATTTATATACTTTAGAACAAATAACTAGTAGAGAAAAAGATAATTTTACAAAATTTATATTAACGAATATGAAAAAACATAATTTAATAAATAATATTAATTACAAAGATGATTTATTAAATGTAATATCAAATTCAATAGATTATATTTTTATTTTAATTATTACTATTCAATATTATTTCTTATAAAAAAATTGTTAGATTATTTTTTCATAATTAAATAAAAATTATCTGATTATAACATAAATATGACTCAATCAAGTAAAGGAGGTTCGATAGCATCAAATGCTGTTACAAAATTAGTTAATGTAAGTACATACAAGTCAATGGATGACCAAGCATCAAATATTGTTAAAGGAGGTTCGATAGCATCAAATGCCGTTACAAAATTAGTTAATGCAGATATATATAAATCCATGGATAATCAAGCATCAAATATAATTGGTGGTTTATGCATGAAATGTACTAAATGTGGTGGAGAAATGAAAATAATATCAAAAAAAGGAGGTGATATACCAGTAGGTTCAAGTTTAGTTAAAAATGATTATGTACCAATTTCAGGTGGGAAAAAATGCAAAAATAATAAAAAATGTAAAAAAGGAGGTACATTTGGAGAATCATTATATGAATTAACAAATAATTTTCAAAATACTAAACCAATTAATTTAGTTAATAATGAAAGTGTATCTCAAGAATTCCAAGTGAAATCAGAATTACCTATATTCCCATCATCATCTAAAGCAATAGCATCAAGTTCTCAACCTTGTTCAAATATATCGCAATTAGTTAAAATACCAAATTCTTCATCTCTAAATTCTGTAAAACCTTCAGTACCATTAGCAAATGTAAGTTCAAGTTCAACAGCATTTAAAGCATCCCCAATATTACCAGGTTATGATTTAATTCAATCAAAATCACATACATTTATAGGTGGTAAAAAATGTAAAAGTAAAAAATGCAAAACAGGTGGACGAAGAATAGAATATGAACCAAAAACATTATCTCAATTAATGTCTCAAGATTCTAATTCTGATTTTTTTTTAAATAATAAAAAAGGTGGTAAAAAAACATTAAAAGGTGGTGATATAAAGAATGTTCCTGTTGCATTACAATATAATATTGAAAGTAGTTTACCTGTAAATACTTATGGAAACTCTTCTGTTACAAATAAAACAATTACAAATAATATAATTGCTAATCAACCTGTATCTTCTTTATCATCAATTGGGAAATCTACAGTATATGGTAATCCAAGTAATGATAGTATAAAATTTGTTTATAGTTCAACAAAACCTATAGTTGTAACTGATGTAACATCTACAACACCAAAACCAACACTACCATCTTCATCACCTTCATTACCAACATGTAAACCTGCACAAGCCGGAGGTAATAAATTACAAAAAAAAATTAAATTATTATTAAAACGTGCAAAATTAATTCAAGGGAAAAAACATTAATACAAAAATATAGTATTATATAAATAGTAAATGGATTTTTATAAAGATACTTGGTATGTTTTAGATGAGTACTTTAAAACAGATTATTTTTTAACTAAACATCATTTAGATTCCTATAATGATTTTATATTAAATAAATTAATCAATACAATAAATGTATTAAATCCATTTATTATTATAAAGAATCAAAATAATAATAATACTGTACATGAAATTAATATTTATATTGGTGGAATAAATGGTGATGAAATATTCATTAATAAACCAACTATTTTTGAAAATGGTGAACAAAGAATATTATATCCTAATGAAGCAAGATTAAAAAATTTAACATATAAATCAGATATATTTGCAAATATATTTGTTGAATACCATACTATTATAGGATCAAATGTATCTAAAGTTGAAAAAGTATTTAAAAATATTAAAATAGGTGCTATACCTATTATGTTGCATAGTGAAATTTGTATATTAAATAAACAACCTAGTAAAATATTACATGAAATGGGTGAATGTATATATGATCAAGGAGGATATTTTGTTATAGATGGAAAAGAGAAAGTAATAGTAGCTCAGGAAAGAATAACAACAAATAGAATTTTCATTAATGCTAGTAAAGATCCTAAATATAGTTATCAGGGTTTAATTCGTTGTACTTCTGAAGAAAATCCTTTATTTCCAAAAACTATTAATTTATTTGTTTATAATGATGGTTTTGCAAAAAAAAATAAAGATGATGATGAAGAATCTGAAGATAATGAAACTGAAGTTAAAGAAATTAATAAATATCCAAATTCTATAATATTAGTATCTCCAAATATTAATACAAAAATACCATTATTTGTATTATTTAGAGCCTTAGGTGTTGAAAGTGATAAGAGTATTATGGAACATATTTTAGTTGATATAGATGATAAAAATAATAAAGTATTGGTAGATTTTTTAAGATATAGTGTACTTCACGGATCATCCATAATGACTCAAGAAGCTGCTTTTGAATATTTAATAAATTTTATTGAATATAAAAATATTGATAAATTAAAATATATAATTATTAATGATTTATTCCCTAATGTTGGTAATGATTTTAAAAATAAAGCACTATTCTTAGGACATATTATTAATAAATTAATCAAAATATGTCTTGGAATGGTTAAAGAATCTGATCGCGATAGTTATCTTTTTAAAAGAGTTGATACTTCTGGGTTCCTTATAGCCAATTTATTTAGAGATTATTATAATCAATTCAGACAAAATGTTAGAAATATTGTAGATAAAGAATATTTATATGGTCCATGGATAACTCAAAGTAATATTGAAAATTTAATTAATAATGGAAATTTATCATATATTTTTCAATGGCAAATAGTTGAAAATGGTATTCATAAATCATTAAAAGGTAATTGGGGTACTAATATGGTTGAAGAACAACAAGATCTCGATGATCTTAAACTCGGATTAGTTCAAGATTTGAGTCGTTTCTCTTATATGGGTTTTATTTCTCATTTAAGACGTGTTAATACTCCTATGGATCCTACTGCTAAAATTGTAGGTCCACATCGTCTCCATCCTTCACAATGGGGTATAATGTGTCCATGCGAATCACCAGATGGTGGTAGTATAGGTTTATTAAAAAATTTCGCAATTATGTGTAAAGTAACATTTGATAGTAATTCATTAAACATACTAGAATGTTTACAAGATAATGATTTAATTATGTTGGAAAATATCGATATTAAAATGGTAAAATCATATACTAAAATTTTAATAAATAATAATTGGGTAGGTGTTCATGAAGATCCTGTTAAATTGTATTATTTATTAAAATTATTAAAGAGAAATTCATTAATTAACATTTATACATCTATATCTTGGAATATATTCCAAAATGAAATTAATATATTAACAGAAGCAGGAAGATGTTGTAGACCTCTTTATGTAATATATAAAGAAGAATTATTAATCGAAAAATATATAGATGATGTAAAAAAAAGTAAATTAACATGGGATAATTTAATTACAGGTTCAACTATTAAAAATGTAGATGTATTATCAGGTAAATATATTAAACCATCATCACTTGAAATCTTTAAAGGTGTAAAAGATTACGATAATATTATAAAAATATTAGAAAAAAATCAAGCTCCTATAGAATTTATAGATGTAGAAGAATCTAATACTCTTTTAGTTGCTATGGATAATTCATACTTAAAACATAATAAATATTATACACATTGTGAAATTCATCCTTCAACTATATTTGGTATTTTAACACATCAAATTACATTAGCTAATCATAACCAAGCACCTCGTAATATTTTCTCAGGTGCTCAAGGTAAACAAGCTATTGGATGTTATGCAACTAATTTTAATAATAGAATAGATACAATGTCGTATATATTACATTATCCACAAAAACATTTAGTAAATACACGATTTTGTGAATACCTTAATTTAAATAGAGTTCCTAATGGTGAAAATTTAATTGTAGGTTTAATGACATATACTGGATATAATATGGAAGATGCAATAATTATTAATAAAAATTCAATTGAAAGAGGTATGTTTAATATTACATACTATAAAAATATGGTTGTTAGTGAAGAAGAAAATAAAAATATGAATGAAAAAATAGTTTTTAATAATCCAATGACAATAATTAATGAAGGTAAAGAATTAAATGAATTAAAATGGGCAAATTATAAAAAATTAGATGAAAACGGAATGCCTATAATAAATTCATATATTACTGAAGGTGATGCTGTTATAGGAAAAACTAAAATTACAACTGAATTAGTTGATGAAAAAAATATTTTTGGTAACAAAGTTCCAAAAGAAATATATCATGATAGAACAGTTATAGCAGATAAAACATTATCTGGTACTGTAGATAAGGTATTTGTTTATACAGATGAAAAAAATTTGAAGACAACTAAAATAAGATTCCGCAAGATAAGAATGCCAGAACTAGGAGATAAATGTTGTAGTTGCTATGATGATGAGACTGAAATTTTAACTAAAGAAAATGGTTGGAAATTATTTAAAGATCTTAAATTAACTGATAGAGTTGCTACAATTGTTGATGATTCTTTAATATATCAAAATCCAACAGAACTTCAAGAATATGATTTTGATGGTAAATTATATAATGTTGATAGTAAACAAATTAAATTACGAGTTACTGATAATCATAGAATGTATGTAAGAACACAATCTAGAAATAAAAAAAATCAATATCAAATTAAAGAAGCAAAAGATATTTATGGTAAATTATTTCATTATAAGAAAAATGTAAATAATTTTACACCTGATTATTCAGATATTCCACCAGAATTATTGATGGATAATGGTAAAGTAATTGGATTTATGATAGATGGTTACACTGATGAAAAAACACATAAGAAATACGATAATTTATTATTAGATATTGATGCTTGGTTAACTTTCTTTGGTATTTGGATAGCAGAAGGATGTACTTTAAGAGAAGAATATGTATCTATAGCTGCACATAAGCAAAGAGTAAAAAATGCTTTAACTGAAGTATGTGAAATATTAGATTTTCAAATTAATAAACATAAAGATAAAAAAAATGATGAAACTAGAAATGCATGGATTATAGTTAATAGAACTTTAGTTAAATATATATATCCATTAAGTGTTGGTAATAATAAATATTTGCCTGATTGGGTATGGTATCTTAATCGTGAACAATGTAAAACTTTAATTCATGGTATGTTACTTGGAGATGGTGATTTTGGAACAGTTAAACAAGGAAGATATTATACAACATCTACTAAATTAGCTGATCAATTCCAACAATTATGTTTACATGCAGGTTTTTCAGCTAATAAATGTTTAAAGGATGTAGCTGGACGTGAAGCACCTGGAATTAATGGAGGACCACCTATTGTTTGTCACGCAGACTATTGGGTATTAAGTGTAATAGATAAGCAAAATGAACCTTTAGTTAATAAATATAAATATAATGGAAAACAAAAATATGATGGAAATCAA